GAGCAGTACATGACAAGAAATAATAGTATTATTGATGATATTGCTGACCAAATCTTAACTTTGTTAATACCTACTACTGGTGTTCAAGATATTGGCGATAATGAATTTCAGATATATGCCAAATCAAGGACATCATCACGTTACTTGACTATGCAAGAAGGAAACAATTTTATAAATAGAAAGATATTAATAATCAACAATTCAATAATTCAAAAATAGAATAATATGCCACAGCAAATTTTAGGATCATTGCAGAACGTAGAAATAGATGTAGCCGGTGGGTCAACATACAAAAATCTCGTGTGTCTGCGTACATCATCAGTTAATACAACTGTTGATTCAACAACAGAGCAAACAAATTGTGGGCCAATGACATCAGTAGCTGATGCTACAATGTCAGTTGACTTTGATGCAGTTTGTGAAGTTGCTCCAACCATTACTCAAGTATCTTATGAGGATTTGCTTGCTGCAATGGTAAACAAAACTCTTATTTCAGTAAGAGTTCAAAACCCAGTTGTTAGTGGTTCAAGCGCAGGTGCTACCTACTATCATCAGTTCCTTGGATTTATTACTTCACTTACTTGGAATCAAGCAACTACTGAATTTATCAATTTCTCTGGTACTGTTACTTCTACCGGAACAGTTGATGTTACTCCTTAATTATGAACTACACTACTATTACTATAAACGGAACTAAGATTGGACTTAAATTCGGGATGGCATCTTTTAGATACCTTTCCGATAAGTTCGTAGAAGGCAAGGCTTATACAAATAACGAGTTAAATGAGATTGGGATTGCCCATATTTTTATAGAGGCTAATTTGACAAACGAAGATGTACTATCTGAGATTAAGGATATAATACAAATTTGGAGTCAGAATGAGTTTCTGAAGCAGAAAGAAGAACCAAAGCAAGAAGCAAAAAAAAAGATTACTCGTGGGAAGAAATAGAAGCATTTGCGTTTGGTGACTTGTGTTTACTTCCAAATGATTTCTATGCAATTAGTCCGAGAGAGTTTTCTTTAATGATAAGAGGAAGTGAATCCCGAAAGGTTGACACTTACAAGCAAACAAGACTTTTGATGTTTACAATGGTGCGGTTAATGGGTGATCCTAAGACCGCACCAAAAACACCAGAGGCATTGTGGCAGTTGCCAGGTGATGAGGAAAGTGGCAATGTGATGAATGATGATGAGATGCGAGAAATATTTAAAAGGTTGGGAAAATGATAAAAATACCTATTGATGCAGATGTAGACCAAGCGGGTAAAAAAATTGAAGAATTTGCAAAAAAGTCAAGGACTGCTCTTAACAGCCTGAGCCTTGTTGCGCAAGATTTACCTTTTGGATTTATTGGTATTCAAAATAACCTTCCAGGTGTCATCAGTTCATTTAGCGAATTAACAAGAGATGCTGGAGGACTTGGTGGAGCATTAAAGCAACTTGGTAGTGCATTGATTGGCCCTGCCGGATTGTTTCTTGCATTTAGTGCTGTAACAGCAGGTGTAACATTTCTTATACAAAAATATGGTTCATTAGGTGCTGGTATATCTGCTTTAATTAGCAACAATGCAAAATTAATAGAAGTTCAAAATGCTTTAAATAAAGAACTTGCAACAACTGTTGGTGGGACTGCTGCCGAAACTGCTAAAATTCAAATTTTAGTTAAATCAATTAATGATTTATCTAAACCAATGAAGGATAGGCAAGATGCTTATGTTGCTTTAAAGAAAATTGCACCTGAGATTGCAAGAGGTATAGGAGAAGAAAATACTCTTACTCAAAAAAATATTGATTTAATTAATGAAAACTCAAGAGCAAGAATTGAGTATATAAAATTAAGGGCAAGAGAAACTGCTTTAAATAGCATTATAAATAAAAATGAAATAGAAAGAATTTCATTAGAGCAACAATTTCCTGCTTTATTAGCAAAGAAACAAAAAGCTGAAGCAGCTTATAATAAAGTAAAAGGAATATCATTTGATGGAACTAAAACATTTAATTCAGGATTACAGACAGAGGCAATCAATCTTGAATCAGCTACTAATGCATTAGATAAAAATGCTGCACAAAGAAGGGAATTATTTAAAATAAATGATGGATTAATTAATCAATTAACACCACTAATTGATGGTACTTCAAAATATGATGCAGCAACAAAAGAGTTTACTAATAGTTTAAAGAAGCAAAAAGAGGTAAAATCAATTCCACAAGTAGGTATTGGTGGACCAGGAACATTGGTTGATACAGCAGCAGCATTTGCAGCTTATGTAAAGGGTAATATTAACATTCAGAAAGCATCTATTGATAAAATATTAAGAGAAAGAAATTCATACAGAAGAAAAGAAATTGAGGAAGGTATTGGAGTACCTAAAAAAATAGATAAGATTGCTGCCGCACCATTATCAAAAGAATTGGAAGATTTATTAGGTAGGTTTCAAATATTTCAAGCAGGTTTAGCAGAAAATCTAATACTTTTAAATCAAACATTTTTCCAACCATTGGAAAATGCATTTATGACATTATTTGAAACAGGTAAATTCGGTTTTAAGGCATTTGCTGATGCTGTTTTGAAACAAATACAACAACTTGCTTCAAAGATAATAGCAACAGGAATTATATCTTTAATTGGAAATTTACTTGCTCCTGGTGTAGGTAGTGTTGCTGGTGGAGCAGCAGGAATTTTATCAAGAGTTGGAGCAGATATTTTTAAAGCAATTGGATTAGGTGGTCCAGGTGTTGCCAATCCATCATTTGGTGGTGTAGGCCCTGGATCAATGGGAATGAGTGGACAAGTTAATGTAGTCCTACGAGGGTCAGACCTTGTTGGGGCATTGAATAGAACAAACGCTACAATCAATAGAGTTGGCTAAAGCAGAAAAATATCGTTATACTTTTAAGACACTTGAAGGTCAGACTTGCATTGTAAGATTTGATTTTGAAGGATTTACCGGAGCATCAACAACACTTGTTGGGGCATCAAGACCATTTGTATTAAAAGAGTTTAATAATGATGATGATATATTTAAACCATTGAGGCCACAGTTAGCCGAAATGAGTTTTATCGCATCAGCAACTGGTGTGTCAATTGATAATTTTTTGATGGATAATGATGATGACATTATTGTTTATTTTGATTTTGGAACTTGGACAAATTATTGGAAAGGTTATATGTTGCAAGATGACTTTCAAGAGTCATGGATAAATACCAATCACATCATCACACTTAGAGCAACTGAGGGTATTGGTCAACTTAAAGATGTTGAGTTAACTGAGTCAGGAACAGAATTAAATGGTAGGTACACTCCACTTGAGTTAATTCAATATGCAATGGCTCAAACTGTACAAAGCTTTACTGATTATAAAGTTTTCAGCAACTTGTTTCATTCTTCAATGACAGATACATCAACCAACACAGGTCTTGACCAATGTTATGTTGATGCAAAAACATTTGCAATTAATCCATCTGAGTATGATGATTCATACTTGGCTCTTGAGAAGATAAACAAGTCATGGAATCAGACTTTGTATATGTACAAAGGTAAATGGGTTATTTTTAGGCAAGAGGAGTTGTATGTTCCATATACTGACAACATAAGAGGTTATAGGCAAAATGGAGCATCAAGAACAAGCGCATCACAAAGATTTGATGCATTGGTTGGTATTGATGAAACAATTAAGCCTATATCACCTGAGATGTTAAGGTTCATTCAAAGAAGAACTAAGTCAGATACTATTCAGTTTAACTTTGATAGATTTGATGAAGTAGTATGTAATGGTTCTTTCTCAAGAGGTGATTTGGTTAGCTCTACTGCAAGTACAAAAGTTTATGATCTTGATTTATGGAATTGGAAGGAAGGAACACCAGGTTCTCCAACAACCCCCACAACTGGATTATACGGAAGAAAAGAAACATTTGACGGAACTGGTAAACTTGATGACCAATTTGCATATCAGCAACAAAAGGCAACATCTGGTAATAGGTGGTTAATATCATGTGGGATAGATGTACTAAAAAATGAACCATTTTCTTTTAGTATAGATCATAAGTTTAAGGAAACATTTGCAGGTACAGCTACTTTATTTACAGTATCATTCCAATTAGTAACTGCAACAAATTATTACACTCTTGATGACGATGGTACTTGGTATTTGAGTAATGCATCATGGACTACTAATTATAAGGCTTTACAAACTTATTATAACGGAACAGGTGAGCCAGTTCCTACTGATTGGGTAACAACACAAGTTGATGCAAAAAGTATTCCGGATGATGGTGTATTGAGTATATTGTTATGGTGCATTGGAACACCTAATACGGCAGGTCAAGAGAAGTGGTTTAAAAATTTACAATTTAATCCAGAAACAAGATTTAACGGAATAAACATTGAAACAATTCAAGCCGTTCAGTCAATATTTACAAAGGCTGCTACATTAAAGCCTAAGTTTTTTGATGAGATTTATTTTGATGATGGATTAAGCAAATTATTCAAAGGTAGTTTGTATGAGGATGATCAGCAGACATTAACAAATCAAGAATGGCATAGGTATAGGTATCCTGCTGAAGTTAATGGATTTAGGAAGCAAAATAGTATCGCACATTGGAGTCAAAATAGAATTAATAGAAATAAAATTGATGTCAATTTCTATGGTCTTACTTGGGATGATGGAGATGAACCAATTGGACTTATTAATACAGTTAGGTTTGTGGATGATGACCCAAATAGAATTTATACAATTGCTAACTTAAAAGAGATGGACTTTAGTTCATCAACTTGGTCAGCTACTCTTGTTGAGGTGTTTGATATGGATGCTGATGCAACGGGTGGAAATGTTACCAGGATATTTGAAGCAGAGCCAATAAATGGTAACTATCTTCCATCAGGAGAATTTGTAATACCGTTTAATGTAATAGCTGCTGCTGACTTTACATATAATAGCACTACAAAGAAATTTACTTATACCGGAAGTGTAACTTTAACTGATTTGTTTATTTGCAATATCACAGGAGATATTAATGCAATAAATCCAATGAATACAACTGCTACATTTAAACTTTATATAAATGATATTGTAGTAGATACAGATACTTATGTTGCATCCGTAACACCATCACAATTTACTATATCTTTGAATGGTACTTATACTATAAATCCTAATAACAATTTGTACGTTACTATTAGTTCAAATGTAGGAGATTTTGATATAAATGGTGGTGAGTTAAGTGTTACTTATGACTATCCTACTACTTTAACATACGATCCTTACGAAGATAAATATATATATAAATAATGGCAGATACATTAAAAGCTGAAGGCTTAGTTATAACGGCAACATATAGCAATGGTGATGTGTTCCCTTTTGCTTGCGCCAAAAGCTCAACAATAAATGTAAGCAGAGATTTCATTGAACTTGCTCCTAAGACAAGTGGATATTATAGAGAATATATAATAGGTAGGACTGGTTTTACGATAAGCGGAAGTGGGTTAATTAAGCTACAACAAAGCTTTATGCAGCCATACTATTTCTTTGACCAATTTGTTCTTAATATTGATACAACATTTAAGGCTTATCTTGATATGATTGACAATCAAAATAACTATAAAGTTTATAAATTTGATTGTATTATGCAGGATTTGACCCTTGACTCAACAATTGGGGCAACACCTACTTATGACTACACACTACAAGGAACCGGCCCAATTGAGCTTATTAACGTGGTTGACCAATTGGTAGTGGCAAGTGGTGTTATAACAGGCAGAAACCCTGCAAACTTTAAACTTACAGCAGTAGGGTATCAAGGTAAGTGGTATTTTAATTATACTGTGACTCAGCCGTCAGCAGGAGTATTTGTTATATCACTTGGGGCAGGATTAAATGGAGTTACTGTAACTGCATCATATTTGGCATTATAACCATAATAAATCTTAAATTTACATTATGATAGGCGAACATAATTTAAGGACAATTAAGAGGGGTGATACATGGGTATTGCCATTGTCATTTTGGGAAGATGAGTGCCAAGAGGTGGCAATTAACGTAAGTACATATACTTTTAAACTTATGGCAAAGAATAGTTCCGGCACTACAATTTTTACTTGGGATAATGCTATTTTTGTACAAGGTGCTACTAATGAGAGGACAGTTACATTGAGTGCTGTCACCTTTGTTCAAGTTGTTGATCAAATAACAAGTTAACGATGGTAATCAAGATTAATTATACAAGTAGTGATGTGTATGTCAGCACATCAGTATCACCGGTTTATGTGGTAGTGAATTATAGTGCTGTGAATAATGGTGGTGTTGCATGGGGTACTATCACCGGAACACTTAGCAATCAGACTGATTTACAAAATGCTCTTAATGCTAAATTTGATGATCCTACCGGTACAACATCACAATATCTACGCGGTGATGGTTCATTGGCTACGTTTCCATCATTAACGGGTTTTGTTCCTTATACGGGTGCAACTACAAATGTAAACCTGGGTGAGTTTGAACTCAAGGCCGGTCAGATGACTCTTGACATCACCCCAACGGGAACGGCTGCGGTAGGCACAACAAGGTGGAACGACACCAATGGAGTTAGCGAAACAACCCTAAAGGGCGGTAGTGTTATTTTAAAGAATGGTGTTGACTTGGTTGCAAGGGTGGTTAACAAGGTTACACCTAATGCCACACTAACAAAGGCAGCATACCAAGCGGTAAGGGTAAGCGGTGCGCAGGGTCAAAGGTTAGCGGTTGCTTATGCTCAAGCGAATAACGATGCAAATAGTGCAGACACAATAGGACTTGTTACTGAAACAATCGCAACCAATCAAGAAGGGTTCATAATGGCGGTTGGTCAACTTGAGAACATCAATACAACGGGTTCGCTACAAGGTGAAACGTGGGTAGATGGTGATGTACTTTATCTTAGTCCATTTACACCCGGTGCAATCACAAAAGTAAAGCCTACTGGTAATGGTCATATTGTAGTCATTGGTTACGTTGAGTATGCTCACGTTAACAATGGAAAGATTTTTGTGAAGGTGATGAACGGGTGGGAGTTGGATGAACTACACGATGTTGCCATTGTTAGTCCTGCAAACAATGAGGCACTGATCTACGAATCATCTACCTCACTTTGGAAGAACAAGACAATCGCATCAGCATTGGGTTACACACCAATAAGCGGAACAGGTGCAACGGGACAAGTTGCATATTGGAATGGAACGAATAGTCAGACGGGTTCAAATAATCTGTTTTGGGATAATGCTAATGCAAGGTTAGGGATTGGGACAAATTCTCCTCAAACAACTTTACATATTCAAGGAGGTTTAGGTTCTTTTAGGGTATTAAGTAGTGGTGCTGAAGTCTATCTAACAAGAGATGGTAATAATGATTTTTTAGCAAACGGTGGCACATCAGCAGAATTAAGTATAGGTGCTAATAATGCTTTAAAATTTTGGACTGGGACTACTTTAACAGAACGCATGCGCATCACTTCGGGCGGCAACCTCCTTGTGGGAACTACGGCTGACAATGGTAGTAGGTTTCAAGTTAGTGGAGCAGCAACATTCTCAAGTAGTGTAACTGCAACAAGTGGGCAGTTTGGCGGATTTGGTTCTTCAGTACCATCTGTTTCAGCTTATACTAAAAATAATGGAGCTTATTTTAGTGCATTAAGAATGATTGAAAATTCTGGTGCATCATCATATTGGGATTTAGGTGTACATAATGGAGCATTGCCTATTTTGGGTTTTTATCCTAATAATGGAGCAGCAGTCTTTACTTTAACAACTTTTGGAGCAGCAACATTCTCAAGTAGTGTAACGGCATCATCATTCATCAAGTCAGGCGGTACATCTTCTCAATATTTAATGGCAGATGGTTCGGTAACTACTGGTGGCGGTGGTGGTGTTGATGAATTACAAGTATCATTAATTTTTCAAGTATTTGGATAATATAAAAATATAAACAATGGCAATAGCAAAAGTATTATTAAGCGGTTCAACGGGTGGAATGCCCATCAAGGTTGTAGCAACCGCAACAACTGGAACAACTATACACGCAACGGGAACAAGTGCATCAATCATTGATGAGGTTTGGTTGTATGCAACTAATACATCATCAGCAGCAGTAAACCTAACGATTGAGTTTGGTTCAACTACTGCGCCCGACCAAAACATAATTCTTGCAATACCATCTAAAAGTGGTTTAACTATTTGCATTGCAGGATTGACATTGGTTGGGACTGGTTCAGCAGCAAGGACAATAACTGCCTTTGCAGGTAGTGCAAACGTGATTAACATTGTTGGATATGTAAATCGTATTTCCTAATGGGTAGGTTTGATTTTAAAACAAGAACGGGGCAAATATCTGGAATAATACAAACACAACCAGGTACATCTGTTGACATAGATGCACAAGGATTTTTTGATAGAGTAAGTGTAGCAGGAGGTTCTCTAACCCAAACTGAAAAAGATGCAGTAAATGCAATGACATTAAGTTTAAAATCAGCAGGCATTTGGACTAAAATGAAAGCAATATATCCAATGGTCGGGGCAAGTGCTGCTGCTTGTTCGCAGAATTTAAAAAGTAGTTCATTCACTGGCACTTTTACAAGTGGATGGACTTTTAGTTCAGCTGGTGTTCAAGGTAATGGTGCGAGTACGTTTATGAATACAAATCTAATTCCAGCGTCTGAATTATCTCAAGATGATTCACATCTAATGATTTATTCAAGAACTAATACTGTTGGTGCTGCGATTGTTGATATAGGATGTTTAAATTCAGTTAGATTTTATATAATAACAAATTATGGAGGTGCGACTTATATTGGATTTAATTTTAATACTGACATTGCAATAACAACAGTTGCAGACACAAGAGGATTTTTTTTAGTTACAAGGTCATCGGGTTCACTTGCAACAATGTATAAAAATAATAGTGTGCAAGGAACAACAACACAAGCAAGTACTGGTATTAATACAGTACAATCAGTTTACTTGGGTGCATATAACAATGGTGGTACTTTTGCTTTTGTATCAAATAAAGAGTACTCATTTTCATCAATAGGTAACGGATTAGATGCAACGCAATCATCTGACTACTATACTATTGTTCAAACATTTCAAACATCATTAAGTAGGCAAGTATGATAGG